TCAGGTAGTACGATAACATTTGGTGAAGCTCCTATGAGGAACTCATCAGTTATCATCATGTACTTCAGAAGATCTGATATATCTACAAACTTCCAGTTAGATCAGTTTGGTGATGTTATCACTGCCCTGAATACAACTGATGGAATATATCAAGGTACAGGCTATACTGCGGGTACATACAACAACGTTCCATTCACTAACAAATTATCAGACGGATCGGGGGCAACTGGTAACATAGTTGTAACAAATGTACTTGATAGTGCTTCTATCGTTCAGAATAACAAATTTGGTGATGCTAGAACTCTAATTGACAACAACGCAGGAATCATAGCAGATATCGCTGTGGGACTGATGAATGAGTTTGGTACACCTACAGACAACAAGGTAGCAGACGCAGCAAACCTTATCTTGATGAACAAAGACTTTATCGCTAGGGAAGCGGTAGATAGAATGCATCTCGATATACCATATACCATAGCTAACAAGAGACACTTTGATGCCTATAACTTGATTATGG